TAGAAGAATGGAGAGAATCATTTTTTGATAGATATGGAGATATTGAATTAGTAAGAGGAAATTTAGGATATCAAGCATCCTCTAAACACCCCTCCAATGTACAGGCTCAAGCGGATTTTGATAAGTACGCTAAAAGAGGATAAAAAAATAAATAGGCCTTAGGGCCTATTTTTATTATATTAGGATATAAATAAAAGTTATGAAAAAATTATTAACAACTCTGTTATTATCATTATCATTATTAATAACATTTGCTCAGGATATAGCATTCGCTAGAGCAACTACTTTAAATGTAGGAGTTAAAAACAATTGGACCGGAGAATTTGAGTGGGCTGGTCCTCAAGTAATTGATGGTGTTATTGTAAAAATTGAACCGACAGTTATATCTATTAATTCACAAACACCTCAGTATTACACAATTTATTCTACTTCTAAAGAAGTTGAAGTTGAAGGATCAGCTGTGTATTGGTATGCTTATGATTTAAAAGGTCAACGATGTAGACTTTATTTAATGGAAAATGAAGTGGGGGATGATTTTCTCGCTGTTGAATACAATGACTTCGCATGGATTTATAATTTAATACGTATAAAATAATATGGCTGAATTTAGCAAACAATGGGTCGAGTTGAATGACCCTGAAATGGGATGGGATTTTGATATTGAAAAAATAGTATCTGAATTACCTAAAAGTACAATGATTCCTTATATCTGTGAAGGATTTGGATTTATTGCGATTGGAAAAGATGAAAACGAAAACATCCATTTAGCAATGCCTACAGGTAACTACAGTGATGAGGGTACTGAAGTAGAATGGAAGGCAATGGAGGAGGTGATCAATGGATAAGATGATGTCATTATATGATTATTTAGGCAAACCAGCAGGTTCTGACTTAGGTAAACAAGTATATCTTTCCGCTGTGCGTAAAAATATAACAGTGGAACTGAGAGAAATATCTAACCCAAAATATACAGGTAATGTGATGCTGTATCCTGAATCATTTTTGAAAGAATATTTCAAACCAAAATCTAAAGAAGATTTACCATTCTAATAATATTTATAGATAAATTATTATCTATGAATTATACAAGAGAACAAATTGAAGCAGCAGTAAAATCAAAAGGATATGTTTGGTTTGAAGATGCAAACAACAAAGGATATGACGTTAATATTGTTGGTATCCGCAATTCAGCTACAGGTCAAACAGTAACTAATGTATTTGATGATTGGTTGACAATTTCTTATAAAGAGAATGGTGAATGGAAATTTCACATCTGGCCCGCAACAACTGATCCTGGAAAGAAGGGTGTTAAAGAGTATCATAACACAGCAGGAGTTGCTCGTTTAGTAGAAGGACAGTATCGTGGTTCACATATTATCCGTTTACATGGTGGTAAGTATGAAGCATTAGGACAAAACAAACCAGTTAAAGTTTATCGTGATGCTAACCGTGATATGGTTTATGATGAAGCTAAAATACAAGAAGGTGTATTTGGCATCAATATCCATAAAGCAGGAGCTGATTCAACTTATGTTGAAAACTGGTCTGAAGGATGTCAAGTATTTAAAAAAGCTGTGGATTTTGAAACATTTATGACTATTTGTCGTAAAGCGAAAGATATTCATGGTAATTCATTTACATACACTTTAATTGAGTCAACTGATATTAAATAAAATATTAAACACCTTTCATGGATAAAGTTTGGCCTTCGGGCCATTCTTTATTATATTTAGATATAATTAAAAATAATAAAAGTTATGAGCAAATCAGTATCACTTTCAGGTAACCAAGAATTACAATTCGTCACAGACAGTTGGGACAAAACAATCACCGTTTACTTATTTGACACAATAAGTGATACACGAATCACATTGACTGAGTTTTCAAATGGTAGATGGAATTCAAAAACAGTTTCTCATTTAGATAAATTCTTTGAGTTAATTAAAATTAATCCTAAAATTAAGATTACTTTAAAGAAAGCACTTAGTGAATTAAAAGAAGAAACACCAGTTAATACATTTCAAACTACTTTGAGTTGTTTTAAACGTCGTGTTGTTATCAAAATTAAAAAATTAATAAAATGAAGACATTAGTAATACACCCATCAGATTATTCAACTGATTTCCTAAAACCCATTTATGAAGGTATAGAAGATAAAACAGTTATTACTCAAGATAAAACTAGAGATGAGATAATTGAGTTAATTGAGAGTCATGATAGAGTAATGATGATGGGTCATGGATCACCATCAGGCTTATTTGGGATTGGTTTTAATCGATTATTTGTAATTGATAACGGGTTAGTTGAGCATTTGAATAAAAAAGACAATAATGTTTTTATTTGGTGTAACGCAGATCGATTTGTGAATAGATTTGGATTAAAAGGTTTCTATACAGGAATGTTTATTAGTGAAGTAGGAGAAGCGTATTACTGTGGATTACCTAACATACCTCAAAATGTTGTTGATGAGTCTAATAACCAATTTGCTAATTGGGTAGGTGAGCTATTTACCAGTAAAAAACCACTTAATGAAGTATATTCTGATATTGTAGACTCATATGGTAAGTTAGCAAATAAGAATATAGTAGCTAAATATAATCATGAACGTTTATACTTTGCCAACTAATGAAATTATCTGAAGTAACTATTTACCCTAGAGCTTACATTGTGACTGGCATCAAAGAAAATATGGCTAGTGAGCGAATTATTGGAATGGGAATTGAGGTGGGTAAAGAAATAAAATTATGTGGTCGTAATAAAGATTTATTAATTGTCGCTATAGGTAATAAATTAGCTGCTACTATAACTGAGATTGAAGCTGATCAAATTCTGATTGAATCGAGATAAGGTTTATGATATTTATTATCAAAAACACTTATGTTATTAAAAAACGGATCGAAAGGAGAAGAAGTAAAACAACTTCAAACACTATTAGGTTTAGGAGCTGATGGCAGTTTCGGACCAATGACTGAAGCTAAAGTTAAAGAATGGCAAGCTAAAAATGGATTAATAGCAGATGGTATTGTAGGAGATAATACATGGAGTAAAATGTTTGGGGCGACAGCTCCAACTCCTGTTCCAACAGTTATTCCTTCTAGTTCATTCAAATTAGATGCTTTAAAAGGACATATTCCGGATGCTGTAATCGCTCAAATACCAGACACAGCAGCTAAATTCAATATCACTACTCCATTACGTTTAGCTCATTTCTTAGCACAATGCAGTCATGAGTCAGGTAATTTCAAAACAATAAACGAAAACCTGAACTACTCAGTTGATGGTTTAAAGAGAGTATTTGGAAAATACTTTCCTGGTGACTTAGCTAATTCTTACGCTAAACAACCTGAAAAAATAGCTAATCGTGTTTATGGAAATAGAATGAGTAATGGTGATGAAGCATCAGGTGATGGATACCGTTTCCGTGGACGTGGATATATTCAATTAACAGGTAGAGCTAATTACACTAAATTTGCTCAATTCATAGGTGAGGATGTTACCACAAATCCTGATTTAGTAGCTAGTAAATTCCCACTAGCATCAGCTGCGTTTTTCTTTAATTCAAATAATTTATGGTCAATATGTGATAAGGGAGCTGATGAAGCTACTGTTACTGCTGTTACTAAAAGAGTAAATGGTGGTACACTTGGCTTAGTGGATCGCATTAAACATTTTAATGAGTACTATAATTTATTAAAGTAAAAGATGAGTGAGATTGTAGTGCCAATTATAATTGCCCTAATTACATCTGTATTAGGGCCAATATTGCTTGAATGGGCTAAGAGTAAATATAAAAAAAGACCCTCAGACCCAATCCCAGATGCTATTAAGTATAATGAGTTAATTGAACATCAATTAGATGTAATACTTAATGAGTTAGAGTGTGATCAAATCTATATCGCTCAATTCCATAATGGAGGTCATTTTTATCCAACTGGTAAATCAATCCAAAAATTCTCAGTATTTCATGAGATAACTACACCCAACACTATATCTATAAAAGGTGTTTACCAAAACATACCAGTATCATTATTTAATAAACCAATGGCTGAATTATATGAGAATGGAGAAATACTAGTACCAGATATTGAAAATGATCCAACTTATGGTTTAGAAACATTTTGTGTTGAAAATAAATATAAATCATGTTATTTATTATCCTTAACTGATATAGATGGAAGAATAATTGGTGTGATGGGGATTTATTATATTAATAAAAAACATAAAATAGTTAAAGACGAGTGGATATTTATACGTCAGAAATTAGGCGCTATAGGTAATATAATGAGTAATTACTTACACAATAAAAAATAAAACACATGACAAATATTTTATTAGAAGCATCAACAACTGGGTTTGGAGTATTCGAACAATTAGCTAACTACGGAGCGTTAGGTTTAGTAGTATTAGCATTAGGTGCTGTTGGATGGTATATGTTTAAACGTAATATGGCTGAGAAAGATGCTATGCAAGCTAAAATCAATGAACTTGAAAAAGAATTAAGAGATAAAAAATGAGTCAATTAATTGTATTTTTACAAGCTGCTCCATCATTTGGAGTATTTGAAACACTAACTCAATATGGTGCGTTAGGTGTTATTGTACTTGGTTTAGGTGCTGTTTTATGGTATATGTTAAAGCGCCAATTAAAAGCTGAAGATGATTTGAAAAAGAAAGTAGAGGATCTTCAAAAAGAACTTAATGATTATATCAAGACAGATACAGGTAAGATCCAAAGTTCATTAGACAATAACACTCAAGCTCTTAAAGATTTAAGAGAAATTATTTTATTAAGCAAAGGTAAAAAGTGAAAAAAAGATTAGCTTTATACGGAGTTTTATTATTGGTTGTAGCGTTTGTTATAGCTGATGTATTCATGGCTGGTGATGGGCATGTTACTGTTGTTAAGGAAAATGTTTCATTAGTGGAAGAAAATCAAACATTAACAGACCAAAACCAAACCCTGTCTTCTGAAAATCAAAAACTAAATTCTGTGAATCAACAATTAACAGAACAAGTTTCAACATTAACAGAGCAGGTAGAAACCTATGAAGAGCAACTTAATACACCTCCTCCTACTCCTACTCGTCCTAAGTCTGACTGGAACCTTGAGGTCCCAACCAACGAGTAAGTACCCATATGAAACTATTGATGATGATGGTATCACAAAAGTTGTTGTGATGACTGTTGAACAAGCAGATGCCATCAATAAAAAGTTTCGCACCTTAGAAGGTACAATCACACAACAAAAAATCATTATTGAAAAACAAATAGACACTATCACTCGTTATGAGCAAAAAGTAGTATTTGTTGAAGTAACTAATACTCAAGCATTAGCAGCACAAAAAGCTATATCAGATAGTCTTCAACTCGCTCTGGATACTATAACAACCACATATAGTGATCTTAACAAGTTATTATACGAAATGGCAGTTGGTCCTACATTATTATACACAATTCCTCCTTATGATGAAATTATGTTTTTAGATTTAAAATATTATAATCTATATAATGATGCTGATGGTCAACTTGTGTTCACTCGTATGTCTAAATCTGAATACGAAGCATTTAAACAATGGAGAGAAACTAATGGAAATGAGTCACTTTCCACTATAGATTACCAAAAACGATTCAAGTTCAGTAAATTTGAAGATAAATTAACTAAAAGAAAGATATGGAAACATCCATCAGTTTATGAATAAAGTTTGGCCTTCGGGTCATTTTTTATTATATTTAGGTTATGAAATTAAACACATTATATAAACGCGCCGTTAATGGTAAAGTAAATGAATGGACAGTTGAAGTCGAGAACAACTGTTTCAGAACAATATCAGGTTATACAGATGGAGTTAAGACAACTTCTGAATGGACCTGTTGCTCAGGTAAGAATATAGGTAAGAAAAACGAAACCACTCCTGAACAACAAGCATTAGCTGAGGCTCAAGCAATGTGGACTAAGAAATTAGAATTAGGTAGTTATGAATCAATAAAAGATATTGATACACCTAAGTTCTTCAATCCAATGTTAGCTCATAAATTTGAAGATTATAAAGATAAAATTGAATACCCAGTTTATAGTCAACCTAAACTAGATGGTATTAGATGTATTGTTAGAGCAGATGGCATGTGGAGTAGAAATGGGAAAAGAATTATTTCCGCCCCACATATCTATGACTCGCTTAAACCATTATTTGAGTCTAATCCTGATTTGATATTTGATGGTGAGTTGTACGCTGATAAGTTTGCAAATGACTTTAATGCTATTTGTTCATTAGTTAAGAAAACTAAACCAACAAGTGATGATTTAGCTAAAAGTAAAGAATCAATTCAATATCATATTTATGATTTACCTAGTCATGATGGGGTGTTTAGTGAACGACATAGTGTTTTAAATAAAATGTCTTTACCTAAATGTTGTGTGTTGGTAAGAACAAGTATCGTTCATACAGCTGAGTGGGTTGATAAATGGTATATTGATTATGTTAGTGAGGGATATGAGGGGTTAATGGTGCGTTTAGATAAAAAATATGAATCAAAACGTTCTAAGTCATTACTTAAGTATAAATCGTTTATAGATGAGGAATACACTATATTAGATATAGTTGAAGGTTTAGGTAACAAAACTGGAATGGTAGGTTCATTTATATTTGAAAATAAAGATGGAAAACGATTCAATGCTTCACCTAAATTTAATTGGGAGGAATGTAAAGAACTTTGGAAACAAAGACAAGAATTAATTGGCAAGTCAGCAACAGTTAAGTATTTTAATCTAACACCAGGCGACTCACCAGTACCAAGATTTCCATATGTAATTAAAATTGATAGAGAAAGTTATGAGTAAAGTAATAATAGAATTCGATCGAGATGAAGAAGCAGAAGAGCTTCGTACTGCGTTAGATGGACATAAGTATAAACACTTCATCTGGGAACTAGATCAAAAACTCCGTAGCGTACATAAGTATGGCGCCGCCCTTGAAGGTAATGGTGAAGCAACATCTGAAGAAATGGATGTATGTTATAGATTAAGAGATGTTATTAGACAAATGTTACAAGAAGATAACTTGACAATAGAGTAATATGAAGAAGTGCTTTGATTGCAAGCGAACATATCCATTATTCATGTTCACTAAAAACCCCAGACCATACCAGCGTCCTGAGCATCAGGGTAAGAATTTAGTATGTAGGCATTGTACTTATAAACGCTGGAGTGAGGGTATGTTCGCTTGGGTAGTAGATGAAAATGGAAAATTCAAAAAAATAGAGTTCAAATCAAAATGGGAAATATTTAAAAAATTATTTTTATGATACCAGCAGCAATTATTTCATTTACACTAGCACTTATTTTAGCAGTGTTTATGGTTCGAGGATTAGATTATATGGAAAAAAATCACCCGGATTATGATGGGAAGGATTTATTTGATGAAGAATAGATTGGAAAAATAAATAAAGGTTATTATATTATAGTTATGAGCAAATTAAATACACTTAAAAAACAACATCCTGATTTAGATATTAGTTTTATTGACGCGTTGTCAATGTGTTATAAGACTAAGTATGTTGAAATGATTATTAATATTACTAAACATAGATGGGAGGAAGAAGAAGATACTAAAGAGAAAAGTATATACGAATTCACAGATATGGGGTTCTCTGAAGAAAAAGCTAAAGATATACTTAATGATAAAACATGGGTTGCTCAAAAATTCATGTATGCTAATTTAAGTGAAACTCCATATCGTCATTTTAGAATAATAAATAAATTTGTTGATCTTAATGAGCGTGGTTTGATTGTTAATAAAGATGTGACATCATATAAAACAACAGAGGAAATGGAGGCGCAAATTGCTTTAGCTGAACTTAAATCTGTAAATAAAGAGTTAGAGAAGTTTATTTTAAAACTTCATGATGATGATGAATGGTTAATTATGAAACCACTCACATATGAATCATCTAAAAAATATGGAGCAGGAACTAGATGGTGTACAGCTTCTGAGAGTGACCAATATCAATTCTACGGATACACAGGTCGAGGTAATCTTATATATATGATGAATAAACAAACTGGTTATAAAGTAGCAGCGTTTAATAATTTAAGTAAAGATCATCCTCGTGAGTTATCATTTTGGGCGGCTGATGATACTCGAATTGACTCAATTGAAATAGAAGCCCCATCTGAAATAATGGATATTATTATTACTGATTTGAAAAATTGCAAACAAAGTAATTATAATTTAGCATCAGATGAGATTAAAAAGATTTATGATGAGGAAATGAATGGAGATAAAAAGGAAATATCTAGCAGTCTTAGAACATTAGGTGAGTTAATGGGAAGAATACACCCAACACAACCTGCAATGCGATATGAAATATTAGAGACTGGTGAATATACAACTGAAGACCAAATAAATAATATGTGGGGAATTACAACTACTTTAACATCAACAGAATTACAACAATTATCAGATGAGCAACAAGATTTGGAAAACAGATAACCCAGATATACCAGGAAGTTATATCTGTAGAATGGATAATGGTTACATTAAAATGTGTTATTGGGATGGAGAAGAGTGGGGCGATATGTGGACTGACGGTTTAGAAGGAGAAGTAACACGTTGGATGGAAATACCATATGATGAAGAGGAAGTAAATTGCGCCTATGATGAAACATGGGAAGAGGAAGATTGGACAGATTGGGATGAAGAAGAGAATTTTAAAACATTTAATGAAGCACCTTATGGAGACGACTAAAACACCAATCCAACAAATCAAAAATGCTTACTATTCAATGGGTGAATCACAATTCCACCATTGGTTAGCAACTCATTTAAAAGAATTAGAACAAGACGAAAAAACAATAATACAGGAATGTGTTAAATGTGGTAGTGAGTTTATTCAAAATGAGAATAATAGATGGGTAAATAAACATGATCCCGACACTTTCTATGAAAATAATTACAAATAAATTTGGCCTTCGGGCCATTTTTTATTATATTTAAGATATGATTAATAATTTTGAACAAATAAGAAATTTATTAAAGTTTGAATCAGATTACTTCTATTTCATCCAGATTATTCAACGTAGTAAAGAAAATCCTGAATTAGGTTCTAATAATAGAGTTATTCGTTCATATAATATCTCTAGTTTAGAGAAATTTGATAAAAACAAAGATGAAATTATCACATTGTGTGAAACATTTAATGCTAGAGCTTATATCCATTTGAATAGAAGAAAATGGAGTAAGATTGCTTTAGAGTGTTTAAGACACAATGCTGAATTGATTGCAAATGAGCAGTATGATGGTATTAAATCTAGTTTTGAAACTATTATTGGACGTAACAATTGTGAACTAAGAGAAAGTAAAACATGGATCATTGATATTGATATGAATGATTATAATGTCCTTAATAAAATAGGTACTATATTAAACAATATAAAACCAATTGAAGAGGATAAATGGATTGAAACTATTCCTACCAAGAATGGATTTCATATGATTACTAGACCATTTGATAGAGCTGAATTTGCTAAGTATATGCAACTACAAGGTGATACACCTGATATACACACTGATAATCCAACAATATTATATATAAAATAAAAGTTATGAATAAAATGAATGATAAAGCAGTAAACTTAATAGTAGGAGTCGCTGCTGTAATAGGAGTAATGACAATTGTACTCTCAGCAATTGGAATGATTGTTAAATTAATCTTTGGATAATATGGAAGATAGAATACAAATAAATGGAGTATGGTACACTCGAGAAGACAACCAACCAACACAAGAAATAAAACCATTAAGTAGAGAAGATGTAACTGGCTTTAAAGGGTTTGCATATGAAACAGACAAATTCTGTTATGAAGCAACTATTATAGCAAAGAGTGGTTTGTTTGAAGAAGGTGAATACCATGATAATATTGATATTAAGTTCACTGATAAACGTATTAAACCATGGGTAGAAGATCACTGGGATAATATGGCTTGGTTTAAAGGAGTATCAGAAAACAACCCAGACTCAATTGAGACATTAATAAATGAAAATGAAATGGAGGCTGAAGATATATTAGAGTTTAGATCATTTTTAGCATTTTTAAAACAACAAGGATGGCTATAAGAACATATATCAGAGTAACATACGTAGCAGTATCAGAATGGGGTAAGCCAATAATAACTGCTCATACACAAGAGGACCTTAAAGCAGGCTTAGATAAATACTATGGAATAGGAACAGACCCAACAACAAAGTACCTTGAATGGATCCCATACGATAGTAAGTACCCAGATGAGTACGAAGGTTGTTACAAGTACGAATGTGATGAGGGAAATGGAGACATTGTAACAGAAACAGTCAAGGTGTATTGCATAGACTTTTATCCAACAACAAAGTATGAAGTGGATACTCAAAAAGAAGCACTCATTGAATTAACAAATATAAACTTAGAAGATGAAAATAAACATTAGAATGACTGAGACATACACAACATATGTTATTAGAGACTCATTTGTAATTGACACTGATGATTACCCTGAATTACAAGGTATGAGTGAGATAGAAATGATGAAATATGTTCATGAAAACAGTGAGAATATAGAACATAAAGATTGGGAACAATCATTATGGGACGCTGCAAGTGAAATGAATGTATTAAGAGATAAAATAACAGATGACGTGAGTGAGTTTCATGTTGAAGCATTAGTAGATGGACACCCAATAAAAATAAAATGATAAAACTTGAAATAATACTAAACACACTTGACTACAAAGAGTGGTGGTTTGATTTAGGAATAGCATTTGACAATACCAAGTATGGTACTGTTAATTACAAATACGTTTTAACAATAGGTTTAACATTCCTTAGCATTCATATTAGAATGGGGAGAAAAACTAAATAACTATGGAAAAAGAAATCGTTTACACAGACAAGTATGCTCTTATCCTAAGTGATGAGGAGATTAAAGAAGGTGATTATAGAGTAAATATTCAAAGAAACACTATTCATTTTGTTGATGAAGAACCTTCTTATTTTAATAAAAGAAATGATGTTTTTAAGAAAGTCATCGCACACCTACCACTATCTGATGCACCTATCCTTGAAGGAGTGTCATTGCTTCCATCATTTAGTTGGAATATACAAGATGATGTTGAAAAAATTGCACCTACTCACTTTGAGTGTGAGATGATACAACTTTCATCTAATGAATCATTTGGTTTAGATTATGGAAGTTCTAACTTAATACCTAAAACAACAACCAACTCACAAGGTCAGATAGAACTTGTGGGGAAATACTTAACTAAATAACTATGAAAACGAAAGAAATAGTAGAATTGATGTTGAAATCATCAGACCATAACCCATACACGGGGATGATATCAAAGAAAGACAATTTAATCACAGCGATTGACTTGGCTAAATTATGCAAAGACTTTGCAGATAAAGGACAGATGGATGAAGCAATGAACATTGAAAGTGAGCAATGGGTTGTGGTCATTTCTGAACTCGAAGGCATGTCGCTTAATTGTGAATCATTGATTCTTAAACAACAATTCAACTTTGAAATTCATCCTGATGAACTTGGTAAGATGACTTGGAATGAAGCAGTTGAAGCAGTAAAAAAGTTAGGTGATGGATGGAGATTACCTACTATATTAGAATTACATTTAATTTACAACAGTGAGTTAAAAGACAAATTCAAAACTGATGATTACTATTGGTCATTGTCGGAGTTCGATTCCAGCATTACATGGTTTTTCTACTTCTTCAATGGCTTCTCCAACTACAACTATAAGGACTACACCTACTATGTTAGGGCTGTTCGTGATTTAACTATTTAATTATTGAACTATGGAAAAGAAACAAACTGCGGTTGAATGGTTTTGGAATAATTTAACGGATGATATGATTGGAGACTTGTCTCCTGAGAAAATTGGAAGTATTTACAAGTTAATGGAACAAGCCAAGCAAATGGAGAAAAATCAAATCATAGGGGCATATGATAGAGAGGTGATAGATGGTATCCAAAACTGGTTTATTAAAGATGGAACCAAGTACTATGAACTCCATTATGAGGGGAAGAATAAAATAGAAGAATATAATAATTCAGGGGAAACAAGTAGAGAGAACAAGACGGATGAAAAATAATTCATTAGGGGGAATAGGGTAGGGAAAACAAGATGTGATAACGTAGGAGGAACGAGTACGGGAAAACAAGTAGGAGCCAACCACAATATAAACATTGTGTTTGTAGGGTGATAGGGTAGGAGTATCAAGTAGGGTGAACGAGAGGGGAAACAGGTAGGAGGACCAAGTGTGACAAACGGAAGAACAAGTGTGACTCACATATCCAAATATAAGTATATACAAGAACGGTATGTGACAAACGTAGGGAGAACGGGTTATATGAGATGGGGAGGGTATTAACCCACCTGGCCCGAACAAGCCAAACTTTTTATCGAAAAAATATATACAAAAATTCCCCACCCCCGGGGCAAATAAATGGGAATCCCCCGCGGGGGAACGGG